CTGTATCTCTACGTGATCGACCCGAACCACCGCGAACTCCAGCGGAATCACGTCCTCAATCGCCGCGCCACGGATTCGGGCGTAGATCTGGTTTCCCAGGCGAAAGTTCTGGATTTTGCTTACTGCCGATGCGCCGGAGCTGATTGCCCGAACGCGTACTGCCTGCCGTGCAACCTTGGAATTGAGCTCAAGACGGGTGTGATTGCGGCAGCTGTGGACGGAGACGGCAAGCCCGCACCGTACCTTCTGCTCGCGCGCTCGTCCACAAGTCTCACGCCACTGCGCATGTCGAATCAGGTGGGGCTGGCGGATGCCGGGTACCGCGGCGAGCTGATTGCGCGCGTGGACTGCCTGGATACAAACCTTCGAAACTACACGATTACGGAAGGCCGTCGACTCTTCCAGATCGTTCAGCATAATTGGCTGCCGTACGACCGGGTGATTGTGGTGGATAGTCCGGACAACCTGCCCGCTCCGCCCGACAATCGCGGGGGCGGTGGGTTCGGGTCTACGGGCAATTAATGAACATGTTTATCACACACCTAAAACTCAAAAGCACATCCGGCGTGTTAAACGATATCCCGGATGAGCCACAACGACACGGCGTCGTGCACGACTGCGCCCCAGTAGGCGGAGTACAGGGTCTGTCCAAACCCAAAAATCATGGCCAGAATGAGCACAATTGAGCGCAGGAACGTGTTGAGGATGGGATTCGCGGTCGGCCAGAGTAGGACGTTCATTTATCCTTGCAAATTTTTTTCTTTGGATATGGTATAACAACAATATGGGCGGTGAATAGTCACGCTGCCAAGAGTGGTACGAAAAGGTACTGCTAGTTCGTAGACACATTGGAGCAACACCGTCAAATTGCGGGAAGGTCTCGTCAGGTTGTAGCTACCGTCCTATCCTCGAAAGAGAGATATACGGACACCCCAGGGAAACTTGGTGGGTATGGTAAAAACGCTACAAATAGAGATAATCCGCAGCCAAGTCCTACCGTTTCGCAAGAAACCACGGATGCAGTTCAGAGACTGAATGGCGGTGGGGGGTAACACCCTTAAGATACAGTCCGACCACTCCGAGAGGAGACTTTCAAGAGGAATTATAGTGTGTTGTCTACCACACTATAAGGAGAGCTTGAAACTGGAAGGTAGCCATACGCTACCTTCCAGGGACATTCGGGACTAATGCAGCTTGTCAGCTACGGAGCTCAAGATATTTACATCTCCGGCAACCCCCAGATCACGTTCTGGAAGATTCTGTACAAGCGCCACACCAACTTCGCCGTGGAGTCGATTGAGGTCACCTTCAACGGCCAGGCCGACTTCAACAAGCGCGTAACGGCGGTCATCAACCGCAACGCCGACCTGATGTACAAGACGTACGTCCAGGTTGTGCTCCCGGCCATTGACCTGACCCCTTCGACCGGCACGTTCGGCGCGACGGCGGGTAACGGCGCGGGCTTCCGCTGGCTGAACTACATCGGCCACCGCCTGCTGAAGCAGGTCGAGATTGAGATCGGCGGCCAGCGCATTGACCGCCAGTACGGCGACTGGATGCAGATCTGGACGCAGCTGTCGACGGAGGCCGGCAACGTGAAGGTGCTCGACTCCATGATCGGCAACACCCACGACCTCGTGCTGATGAAGCGCACGACCGGTATTAACCTCGATGCGACGTGCTCTAGCACGGAGACGACCATCTCGTGCATCCCTCGCAAGGGCACGCCCGCCAAGACGCTGTACATCCCGCTGCAGTTCTGGTTCTGCCGCAACCCGGGTGTCGCCATCCCGCTCATTGCCCTGCAGTACCACGAGGTGCGCATCAACGTCGACTTCGAGACCTGGCAGAACTGCCAGTACTTCGAGTCCGCGACGGGTACCCCGGCTCCCGGTGCCGCGCAGTCCCTGGCCGCCGCCTCGATCTACGTCGACTACGTCTACCTCGACACGGAGGAGCGCCGCCGCTTCGCCCAGCAGTCGCACGAGTACCTCATTGAGCAGGTGCAGTACACGGGCGCTGAGTCGATCACCAGCTCGTCCAACAAGGTCCAGCTGAACTTCAACCACCCCGTCAAGGAGCTCCAGTGGGTCGTCCAGCGCGACTCGTTCGTCGACTGCTCGAACTCGGTCTGGCTCGCGTCGGTTGGCGGTGCGCAGCCCTTCAACTACTCCGACGACTTCTCGACGGACGGCATGATCACCTCGCTGCTGTCCCAGTCGAACGGTGCGGCGATCAGCGGCCAGGCCTCGAACACGTCGTCCGCGTCTCTGGCGACGACCGTGCTGGGTCCGGGGGGCCAGGCCTCGTCCCTGCTCGGTGCGGACTCGCTCGACCTCGCTGGCGTTGCGGAGTTCGAGTCGGGCGTCAACTACCTGCTCGCCAAGGTCATCCTCGACTCGGGCGTGCGCTGCGAGGGCAAGAACCCGGTGGAGGTCGCCAAGCTCCAGCTCAACGGCCAGGACCGCTTCACTGAGCGCGAGGGCTCGTACTTCGACAAGGTGCAGCCTTACCAGCACCACAGCCGCTCCCCGTCCACGGGCATCAACGTGTACTCGTTCGCCCTGCGCCCCGAGGAGCACCAGCCCAGCGGCACGTGCAACTTCTCGCGCATCGACAAGGCGACCCTGCAGCTGACGGTCTCGCTGAACACGGTGGCGGGCGTTCGTACGGCCCAGGTGCGCGTGTACGCGCTGAACTACAACGTCCTCCGCGTGATGAGCGGCATGGGCGGCCTCGCGTACAGCAACTAAGCAGACGGCTTAGTAGTAACCGTAATATTCGACGCATCAAAAAACATAATTGAGTGTCCAAACGGAACTTTAATTGTGGTTTAAAAATAATGCAAAGTAGCCATCTAGTTTATTACACAGTCGGCTTCAATCCTAAATACATCGATGTACTAGCTCTATCCATTCAGTGTCTGCGACGAAAAAACTCACACGATATTATAGTCATCTGCGATCAATCCTTGGTTTCAAGATGCGAAGAGGCATTGGTTGAGTTTCGAAGTGTTCGTATTGTTCCGTGTGCGGATTCGACGGACGCGATGGATTCATCATTCAAGAAGTTGAATATCCATTCGTACGATATTTCGAACTACGACAAGATTATGTACATTGATTCCGACATTTTGGTCGATGTAAACTTAGAATATTTCTTCGACCAAATTCACGATGGAAAACTGTACGCATTCGCAGAAACCTCCAATCCTGAGTATCATATAAAAAAGTTTCACTCGTTGTTGTCGTATACAGAAAAGGAACTCGAGTTTTTAGTTTTTAATAAAATATACGTTTTTAATGCCGGTCTTTTTGGATTTGCGAACTCTCCTAGTATGAAAAAACATTTTGAGGCAATTATTGCGATGAAAAATGATTATGAAGGCGAATATTATTACGAACAGTCGTTCATGAACGTATACTTCAACTTACGAAATCTTGTGGACACAACTCTGATAAATGGATCAAACTGTAAAATGAACATATATCCAAAATATGATATCGAATGTTCTAGAGCGTGGATGAGAAGTCATAAGAAAGACAAGTTCTTTCATTTTTCCCGATCCAGAAACCCCGAAGTAAAACTAGCAGAAATGACGTGGTGGATGGATAGGTTCTTTCGGTAATATAATGGTGTCCCTCAGGGCATGGCAAAGTACACTGAAAGACAAACAGGATTTCGTTGTGTGTGCGTCAGTGATCGACGGGTCTGATTCGTGGACATCTTGGCCTATCGGCATGGGCCCGGGGTATGTCACCGTCCACGAATCGAACACGCAACTGGGCAGCCACAGTTTGCTGGTATTGTGCGCGGTGAATTCGTATACGGATCGAACGCGGCGACCGACCGCCCCAAATCGCGACTCTTTTCTGAAGATGCTCGACGAGAACGGGATAGTAAACACGATTCTTTCGGCGTCCAAATACTTTGAAACTCTGCCGAACTACAAATTCGTGGTGTCGCCGGAAGGAAACGGCGTGGACTGCCACAGACACTACGAGGCTCTAATGGCCGGGTGCATTCCGATCATCGAGGACAATCCGACGGTGAGAGAGAAGTATGCAGGGTGTCCCGTTCTTTGGACGCGCGACTATTCGGACATTACTCCAGAGTACCTTGAAACAAAGTATGATGAGATGATCGATAAAGACTACGACTTTTCGAAGCTTTTTGTGTCTTCGTATCCGCGCCATACGCAAAACACTATACGTGGGAATTCGGATAGTTGGCTGCTAAGGCTAACTGGGAAACAATGGTATAATTATCGTAATTATATACAAAATGGAGGAACAAAGTTCATCTGGTGCCGCGCGGCGAAAGACGCAGCGTATTGGTAGCCGCGCACAGGTCATGCACGGAACTGCCGAGAAGACGACGGGCGGACTGCGTAAGGAGAACTTGCAGTACAACAAGTACGGACGCATCGTCTCCAAGAAACGCAGTGCGACGGCTAAGAAGCGGTTCGGGTAATTTCCCGTCTTAAAACAATGAAACTCAAACTCTGGCACGGACTGGTGCTTCTTGCCGTAGCACTTGTTTTGTGGTCTCTGTTCGGAAAGACGCGTGAAGGGTTGACCACTCCTGGCCCGGTGAAACCGATGGTATCGACAGCCGTGGTTCCTCCAGCACCGAAGATCGACCCTCGCCCGATTCCGCCTCCGCTCCCGGATACTCCCAAAGTACCGGTGCCTGCGACTCCGACCCATGCACCGGGTGTCCAGTACAACTTGACGTGCACCGCGTCTCCAGTTTCCTCGATGGGAAGTGTTCCGGCCTGGAACGTGAATCAGCCGCCGCCGATGTAGGATTTAAAAGAATGAAACATATAAAGATCGGCCCATTCGTATAGTTGGTTAGTACGCGGGACTCTGAATCCCGAAACTCAGGTTCGAATCCTGGATGGGCCAAAACCATTTTAAAGGATAAAATTAACTATAAGAAATGACCGATGTAGTATACAATGGTCAGGCTGAGCAGGATAAATTTGTACTAAGTGTACTTAAAGGAAAACGTGATGGATTCTTTCTAGAAATTGGTTCTAACGAACCAATTTTTATTAATAACACGTACCTACTTGAAAGTCGGTATAATTGGAAGGGGATTATGGTAGAATACGAAAAATCATTTTTTCAATCATATAAAACTCATCGTCCAAATAGCGTTCATATATTATCGGACGCTACTGCGATTGATTATAAAGCTTTATTTGAAACTAATAATGTTCCTATGACTATTGATTATCTTCAAATAGATCTTGAAGTGAATGATGGAACTACTATTGCAGCACTTGAGAAGTTAGACCGTGAAGTAATGGATAATTATAAATTCTCAGTAGTTACATTTGAACACGACATTTACAACTCACACACCGATTACACACGTACGAAGTCAAGAGAGATTTTTGGTAAGAGGGGATATTTTCGTGTATTTAGTGATATTAATAATCGTGGAACTCATCCTTATGAAGACTGGTATGTTCATCCGGATTTAGTGGATATGTCCTATATCCAACAACTACAATCTCAAAACGTACATAAATATCGCATTACGAACATTCCAAATATACAGTCAATTAATTATCAGGATATTGAATACTAATGGCCAAAACCATTTTAAACGCACCGCTATAGAAATTACAAATGCCGGAGTTCATTGTGGAAGCGAAGACCGTCCAGACTGGCGCTGTTCGCACCCTCACAGAGGCTCTGAAATGTATTCTTGTCGAGATGTCCCTCATCTTCGACTCCGAGGGAATTCGGATGGTGGCGATGGACAACACGCGCACCGTGCTCGTGCACCTGCGCCTCTACGCCGAGAAGTTCGAGAAGTTTGTCTACAACCACAACCAGCCCAAGTTCGTGATCGGAATCAACTCTGATCACCTCCACCGCATCGTGCGCACCGCCACGAACGACGACACCATCACGTTCTACGTCGACCAGGCCGACCCCAATACGCTGGGCATTCTTCTGGAGGACGGAGAGAAGAAGCAGGTCACGCGCTACAAGCTGAATCTGCTGGACCGCGACGAGCCGGACATCCAGCTTCCGGAGACCGAGTTTTCGGCGCACATCACGATGCCGTCGCTGGATTTCCAGAAGATTTGCCGGGACATGACTCTGCTCGGAGCGAAGACGGTGGAAATCAAGAACGTGGGATCGTCGTTGACGTTTGGGTGCAAGGGACACTTCGCCTCCCGAACGACCGTGATGGGCGACTCGGAGAACGAGTTTTCGATCCAGAAGAAGGAGAACTCTGAAATTGTGACGGGGAACTTCTCGCTGCCCCACCTCGTGCTGTTCACGAAGTGCACGAACCTGTGCAACAACCTGGAAATCCACATGAAGAACGACTGGTTTCTGATGATCCGCTATGTGGTGGCCAACTTGGGCGACACCAAACTGTGCTTGATGCCCTGCTCAACGTAAATGCCGGACGCGAATCCGAGCAACCCTTCCAAAATATCGATCAACACGTTGGTCTCATACGGATCAAAGAGTTGGTAGTCGATGAAATGGTACAGGGAGGGCGCAAAGAATGCCCCAATGAACCCGAACACAAAATGCCAGAACGAGTTCCAGCCGTCCGCAAAGAGGACACGCATTACAAAATCACGCCATAATACTCATACAAAAAAAGCGACAGCTTCCCCAAAAGTTCCAGGCCAAGGCATACGAGTGCGCCCGTCTCAAAGACAACAAGGTAATTTACAAGAACCTCTCCGTCCACGCCTGTCGTGTCTCGGAACATTTGAAAGTATGGCGACGAGCCCTGTGTGAAGTTCTTTTCGGCGACAATGATGATGCATACGCGCAAACATACGTGCTGTAGCCATATAAGAAAGACCAGCGCGAACGAGATGCACTGAAACCAGAGTGTGGGATACACGGTGTGCGAAAAAAGCACCATGAGCGGGATCGTGCTTCCAAGGACGATATGGAGGATCCCGAGAATGTACCCCAGGACCTCGCCGTCCGTCGTGAGCCAGCCGTATAAAAATCGTACGGATTGTCTAACATACGATTCCGCTAATTCTATAATACTCGCATCCATTACTACTACTTCGGTCTTGCTTTATGAGGAGTGTACGTGACATCTTCGCCAATTTTGAAATTTTCGATTCCCTGGTTGATGAATGCGTTGTCCGATACGGTCGTCGTAGTGTTCCAGATCTTGATGATGGAGAACGGCCCCTTCGGAGAAATTGTGATTCCAACCAGCGTCTCCTTACGATGGATAAGAAGTTCGTTCGTTATGCAGTGAACCATGAGGTTAATGAATGTAGAGTGAACGACCCGATCCTCGATCTTCTTCGACCATGCTCCGCCCGCTTCGTTTTCGGGAACGTCCCACAGGGGTTTGAACCCTCGGCGCATGAAGAAGAACATTCCGGACTCCCACGCCTCTTTGGAGATGGAATCCACAACGCTCCAGAACTGCTGGGGCGTGGACAGGTCGACAATCTTGATGTAACTATCCAAGGAATAGTCCTTGTTGTTCGGATCATGATACCACAAAATCCAGGAATACTGGAGTTTTGTGGTCTCTATGGATGACCCCATTTTATACTCTTCTACACTATCTTTAAAATGGATTCGTTTTCTGCAGGATGAAATAGTCTACACAAATACAATGAGCCTTTCCGTAGCACAAGTGTACGGGGTTCGTTTCGCGGAGAAGCTGCCTCTGCCCAAGATCGTCCAGGACAACATCGCGAAGCTTCGCATCACACCTGTGGCCTTCAAACCGTTTCGTCCGCCCTCGCGAGCCGTTCCTCGTCCTCGT